CATTAACTGCTGTTTTTACTTTTCCGAATGCGTCTGCTACCTTCTGCACGGCTGGGTGTGCGTCCTTGAAAGCTTCTACTTTCTGCTTTGCACCTTCCACAGCTGTTCCGATTTTCTTCACGGCTTCGCTTTCTTTTACAGTTTCGGTGATTTTCCCTTTCACCTTCACGAATCCGTCTGCAAGCTTGTTCACTACTGGAATTTTGCTTGCTATATTGTATATTTTAGTCCCCAGCGATTCAGCTTCTTTTGCTGATTTCTTTTGCTGATCTTCGACAGCCTTCAATTCCGTCTTATACTCCGAAAGCTTCGTCTTTGTCAGTGCAATTTCCCTTTGAAGATCTCTGTACGCTTCGTCGTTTACGTCTTTTCCTGCTGCCGCCATTTCCTTTTCGGCTTGTGTCAGCATTTTCAGTTTTTCTTCTGTTTCTGACACAGCGTTCTTCAAAATGACTTGCTTTTGTGCTGCCAGTTCTGTATTTTTGGGATCCAGTTTCAGAAGCGAATTCACGCCCTTCAATTCAGACTGTAGGCTTTTGGCGTTTGCGTTCACCGAAGACAATGCTTTGTTCAACGGCGTCACATTTCCGTCGATTGTGACTGTTATGCCCTTCAAGCCCTTTGACATGCTTTCACCCTTTCTTTCCGAAAAGTGAACGCGCTTTCATTCTGTCTGGCTTCGTCTGTGTCAATCTGTGTGCATTTTCCAGATATTCCCGTCCTTCTTCCGTTTTGTTCATTTCGTGAATGAATGCGTCACGCCTATATTGTAAATAGTCGATATATTCCAGATCTTCAATTTCATTCACATTCAGCCCCGTGTATTCGTGAACAAGGTGTTCCCAGTACGTCGGCATGTCGAAGAAGTTTTCTTCGTCTGTCGGATAGAACGGGAGTGTTAGTTTGGGCTTGCTGCTTCGCCTTTGCAAAATTTGACATATAATTCAAGAAATTCTTTCAGTTCCCCGAATTCCATTCTGTCTTCAACCCAGTCAACACTTATCTTTTCGCCAGCCATATTGTTTGAAAGTATCACGGCGACAAGTTCGTACATGTCGTCAATGATTTTCTTGCTGCGTTCAGACTTTTCAACTTCGTCGGCTGGTTCTTCGTCTGTTTTGATGAAGCTATTCAGATCCAGAAGCATGTCGAAGATTTTCTTCTTCGGCATACCGACAAGAATTGTCTTTTCTTTTCCGTTGTCTTCATCAAAAGTCAGAACCATATAATTTCTTTTAGCCTTCTGAAAATTTACTTTGTAATTCATATTCACTTTCCTTCCTTTCGCGTGTGTGGGGCTGTTGTGTTCCAGCCCCGTTTTTATTTATCAATTATCCCTGCTGTGCTGCTGTCTGCGCTGCAATGAATTCAGCGATTATTTCAGCTTTTGTTGTCTTTGTGATTGTATATCCCTTCGCTGCTGCAATCGTCTTGATATTATCCACAGTCAGCGCGTTCAATTCTTCTTCTGTGTATGTCTGCTGGTACTGTTCTTCAATTTCTTCTACGAACTGAATCAGTGTTCCTTCGTCGTCCTGCGGCTTGCATGAAAATTCTGCGTCGATTACTGTTGCAGAATCTGTCGCCCATGTGATTGTAAATCCAGCAGAATTTCTTCCCACTATTACCAGATAGCAATTTCCTTCCACTGGATCTTTATGCACAAACAGAATGACATACTGCTTGCCGTCGTCGTTGTTTGTTCCACCTACCTTCAAAATTCTGTACTTTCCTTTTGTTTCTACTCTTGCAGTAGAACAAAGCTTTGAAAGTGTTTCGCCGTTCCAAGTAAAAAGACCAGTCTTGAATGTTGCTTCTTCGTCTGTCAACACTTCCTTCACGATATGTCCCAGATCGTCTTTTTCCGTTGTCATTGTCGGCTTGTACTCTACTGACGCGCCGCCTTTGATCCAGCCCGCGCGCTTCTCGTCTTTCATCATTGTCGCAAGAAGTTCTTCAAACTCTGGAAGTTCGCCCGTGAACTCGTCAATGAAGACTTCTCCACTTCCCATTGTAACTTTTTCTTTTGATCCTTTCATTCTTTACACCCTTTCTGTAAATGATATTTGATAGATTGTTTCGAAGCATTTTTCGTCTGGAAGCCACGTTCTTTCCCGTGACCATTTCCAGCTTCTGCGTTCGAAGAATTCTTCCAGTTTCTTTTCGTTCGATCTGTCTATTCTTTCAGCATAAAATTCAACTGCAAGATCGTGACCGAATAATCGAATATGAAAGTCGTCGCCGTCTGATTCCGTCTTGTCCAGTATAACTGTGAACGGCAGTTGTTGTGGCTTCGTGAAAGCCGTGTCTGCCGTTGGTATTTGTGTTTCTTTTTCCAATGCTTCAACAATATCTTCCATGTCGTCACCCCTGCCATAAGTTCTGCATTTTTTCTTCAAGGTTCTTTTCTGCAATTTCGCGCCCGTGTTTGATGTGCTTAACTGGCTTTGTTCTTCCGCCGTTCCTTTTTGCGTGTCCATTTTCAAGCAAGTGCGTCAGTCTATATTCTGGTGCTTCAACGTACCATGTCGCCTGCTTGTGATGTTTGTCTATCATTTCGCTTTCAGTTGCAAAATGCCCCTTGTATTCGCCAGTCAGAACGCCGTGTCCTTTTGACAAATACGACTTCGCCGCTTCGTTGCACTTTTCCGCAGAATCGTCAATTGCTTCAAAGAACTTCTTTTCTTCTGTTTCTGACCACTGAATCAGCATGTCCGACAATGCTTGCCCCAGCTGTTCTGGTTTTACTGCTGCCCCTGCACTTACATTCACGCAAATTCCTTCTTTCTATGTTTCAATAATCTGATCAACGTCAGTTTTGTGATCGGCGGCTGGTTCGTCTTCAAATTGTCCACTTTGTCAACGTCAAACTGTTCTTCACCAATGACAACGACGTCGTGTGCTTCGAAAACTTCCAGAAGTGGCACATGAATCACTTTGTCCACTTGCTGATCCGCTGCTTGCGCTGCGTAATGTCTTTGAATACTGACATTTTCTTCACCGAATCGCAGATCGTCAGCAAATTTCCGAACCAGTTTTCCGTCTTCATTCTCTGAATACAGTGCTATGATTCCGTCGTTGAATTCTTCAAATTTGCTTTTCACTGTTCTTCCCCGCTTTCCGTATTCTCTGTCACTTGCTGCGCTTCAATCGCCCCGCGAATTGCAAGTGCTGTCAATTCTGGCGCAAAATCATGCTGGAATTGTTCTATTGCATTCGAACGACCATATCTACAGTATGAAACAAGCAATTCCATTGCCTGCCCGTCCTTTTCATAGTCAATTTCTGATCCGAATTTGTCATTCAGATAGTCTTTGCCACGCTTCATGATCCCTGCGATCTTCTTTTCGAACGCTTCGTCACTGAAAGTTATGTCAAGTTCGTTCAGAATGTCTTCCAGAAGCTTTTCTTTTTCCGTTTCCGCCATATTGCACCACCTTCAACGAATGACAGCAAGGTTTTCAAGCCCTGCTGCCACTCTTATTCTTTACGCCTGCGCTGCTGTCTGTGCTTCAATGAATGAAGCAATCTTTTCGTCCTTTGTGCTTCCGCTGATCTCATACTTCATGTATGCTGCAAGCCCTTCAATCTGTGCGACAGTCATTGCGTTCAACTCTTCTTCTGTCCAGCTTGTCTTCTCAACTTCCACTGTTTCGTTGCTTTCTACTGCTGCCGCTGCTGCCGCTGTTCCCACGATATATACCATAGGTTCAAGTGTAGAAATATCAAGCACAACGAAAGAATTGTTGTCAACTGGCTTTCCGTTTCCGTAAAGGAAAGCTGCGTACACTCTTTCGCGCTGCAAAAACTTGTAACTGTCGTCATATTCGATCACGCCGTCTTTGCTTGTACCCATTCCCATGAAATACTTTTCTGCAATTCCGACAACTGCTTTGCCTGCTGGTACTTCTTCCGACTGAATGATTGTTGTCGGATATGGAAGCACGTCGTTTGCATATGTTCCGTCTGGACGCTGAATTGTTGTTGCTGGCATAACCTTATTGAAATAGTCAACTGGATTGACAACCATGATCACGCTTCCCACTTCGCGTGGACGTCCGTTTCTTGATGTTGCAAGCTTCGCAATCACTCCGCCGTACTGCTGCGCGTCGAATCTTGTGATTACGATTGCTTCTTTGTCTGGATATGCTTCGCCGTCCTGCTTGCTTGCTTCAAGATTCTTCATCATACCGATCGGCATGTCAACACCAGTTCCGCAAACAATAGCTTCTTCAAGTCCGCAGTACAATGCGTCTTTTAATACTTCGCGAACATAGCTGTCAAGCCATGTTGCACCAAGATCAAGCATTGATTTTGCAACTGGAAGAAATGCAGTTAAAGAAAACATTGTCATGTTCAGTTTCTCAAACTCGCCTTCAAGTTCCTTTGTGATTGTTGCTGTGATTGCTCCCCAGACTGCCTTCTGCTTTCCGTTCTTGTTCAAGATCCATTCTGTCACATATGTTGTGTTCTGGAAGTTGATTGCTGCAAGAAGCTTGTGTTCTCTTCTAAGATCCTCAAACACGTCTTCAATGATTGTTTCTGGCATTGTCACGTCAAGGTGTGCAAGTGCCTGCTTCGGATCTTCTGACTTCATTGCGTCAATCACTTTTTCATAAAACTTCTTTTCTGCGGAAGTAAGCTGGCGAAGACCTCTGCTTGCTAATGCCTGCGCGTCAAGCTGTTCCACATTTGCCATACTCTGTGCGCGCTCCAAGATCTCATTCTGAATTCCGTCTGCCATGTCTGCCATAGCCTGCGCCACCTGCTCTGGATCTTCCGTCTTCAATGCTTCATTGAACTTCTGTGCAAGTTCTTCTCTGGTTAATGCCTTAACGTCTTTACTTTTCATTTTTTCTACCTCTTTTCAAGATTTTTTGTTGCTGCCTTCGCTAATAAAGCGACAAGGCTTTTTTTATTTGCAAATTCCTTCGGATCCTTTTCTTTCTGATCCTTTTCTTCGTCGTCTTCGTCTGTGTTATCGTCA